CGAAGCGGCACACGCAGTTGTTGCGGACTTGAACGTATCATAAGACTGACGGGGCGGCTTCGGTCGCCCCTCTCACTTCTGGGAGATAGGCATGCCACAAAAGAGATTATTTGGACACGATCCGCTCACCGGCATCACACAATATTGGCACGTTACTGATAAGGGCGAGTACGTGATCGAGACGCAGCAAGACGTCACAGCGATCGCGGAAGCAAATAAGCGTCAGTACAACGATACCCCCGACAAACACCGCGACGTCAACAAGGTGGCGTCAATACCATTAAACGTGTATTATGACCTCAAGCGAAGAGGTATTGCGGACGATCCGAAGAAGTTTAAGCAGTGGCTCAACGATCGAGATAACAGAGTATTTAGGACAAGGGCGGGCACGCTGTGAGCATTACAACTTATTCCGAGCTAAAGACTGCGGTCGCTAACTGGTTAAATCGTGACGACCTTACAAGCGTCATTCCGGATTTTATCGCCCTTACTGAAGCCGACATGGATCGTAAGATACGTCACTGGCGCATGGAGCAGCGCAGCACGGCAGACATAGACGCGCGTTACACTCAGTTGCCCAGTGGCTTTATGGAAGCTGTACGCTTTCACCTAGATGTAGACGAGCGTCCGATTGACCTTGTCACGCCGGTATTCATGCAAAAGCAAAGGCAGTCAAACTCAGACACCTCTGGGCGCCCTTTGTATTATTCAATAATTGCTGGTCAGATTGAAGTGTGGCCAACACCTGATAGTGCATACACCGGCGAGCTGTACTATTACGCACGCACAACGCCGCTCGATGATAGCAATACTACAAACTGGATACTTGATTACTTTCCAGATGCATATCTGTACGGCGCGCTCGTGCACTCAGCGCCTTACCTTGTTGACGATCAGCGCACGCAAGTGTGGGCGTCGTTGTACCAAAACGCAATCGATGGTATAAACGCTAACAACGAAAAAGCCAAGTTTGGCGGCTCAGGCTTGCGCATGCAGGTCAACACATTCTAGGAGAAAGACATGGCAACCATTTCAGATTATGTGCTAGACGCGGCACTTTCCAAGCTGGACTTAGAGGCAGATCGCATAGACATTTGCTCACAGGAGCCTACGACTTACGCAGAGGCGACAAGCACTTACACGCTAGGCAATAGCACCTCAGTGTCGTTTGGTACGCCAGAGGATGGTGACACGTCAGGCCGCAAGACAGCTTGCGCAGCAATCTCAGACGGTTCGGTGACGGGCACAGGTACTGCAACGCATTACGCAATTACAGACGTATCTGAGAGCCGTCTGCTTTGCACAGGTTCGCTAACAACATCTCAGGCGGTTGTATCTGGCAACACATTCACAGTTGCTACGTTTGACGTAGAAATCCCTGATCCAGCATAAGGCGTAAAACATGGTTAAGTTAGCCAATCGCGTTAAAGTTGCCACGGCGACGACAGGCACAGGCACAGTTACGCTTGGGTCTGCTGAAACAGGCTACCAAACGTTTGCAGATGGCGGCGTAGCTGATGGTGATACTGTTCGCTACACCATTGAGGATGGTAACGATTGGGAGATTGGCACTGGCACTTATACGGCGACAGGCACGACTTTAACGCGCACCTTGACAGAAAGTTCCACTGGATCGCTTCTTAGCTTAACTGGAAGTGCCGTTGTATTTTTGTCTGCGGTCAATGAAGATGTGATGCTCTGGCAGAGTGCGTGGCCAGAGGATTTAAGTACTGGAAACATTCCGATTGGTGCAGACGCAGGATCAAATAGCTCATCTGGTAACCATAACATTTCTATAGGGAGAAATGCGGGCGTTAGCCGAACATCAGGTAGTGATAATATCTCTATAGGGCAAAGCGCCAATTCTTCTTTAGTTAATAATGAACGTAATATTGCGATAGGCGTTAACAGTTTACAAAATAATACCAGCGGCGGACGTAATACAATGGTTGGTGCTCTCAACGGTTCATACGTTTCTGGCAGCAACAACGTTGGAGTTGGGTATTTCAATTACGGATATGCTTCAACGTCAGGCAATTACAATGTCGCTATTGGCGATCAATGCTTAACAAGCATGACAAGCGGCGAATATAATGTTGGTATTGGGATCAACGCGGGGCAGGTAACGAGCACTGCTAGTTATAATGTTTCTATTGGTTACAGTTCTTTTCCTTATGACGGAACTTACTCACAAACTATAAGTATGGGCTATCAGGCAAGTGCTAGTGGTAGTGATGCAATATCCATTGGCAATCGGGCTGGGAATAACAATGCAAACAATTCTTATGCCTGTATAAATATAGGCACGCAAGCTGGAAACAATTTAAATGGCGGTGATTATAATGTAAATATTGGTTACCTTGCTAATCAAACTCTTTCAACATCCTCTAGCAACAGTGTCAACATAGGTAATCAAGCAGGGCGGTACAACCGCGACGGAACTGGAAGGATATGCATAGGCTACCGAAGTGGCTACAGAGGGGAATATTCAGATTATGACGTTGGCGTGGGCCTCTACGCTGGTTATGGTGAATATACTTCAGATTATTGCACTAATGTCGGCGTGTATACTGGTGGCACTTCTTATAGAAGCGGAAGCTATTGCACAAACATTGGTGCGTATGCACAGCCTAGTAGCACGTCAGCTTATGGTCAATTTACCCTAGGCAACAACCAAGTAAGTAATCTGCGATGCAATGATACGTCTATTTCTTCACTTTCTGACCAAAGGGACAAAACTAACATTCAAGACAGTAAATATGGGCTTGAGTTCATAAAAGATGTTAGACCTGTAACGTTTGATTGGAACCGTCGTGATGGATCAATGGCGGGCCGAAAAGATGTTGGATTTATAGCGCAGGAATTAGCTGATGTTGAGTTAGATTATTCATCTCACGCCCATACTCGCTTGGTGGATTATACAAATCCAGAAAAACTTGAGGCAAGACCACACGCCTTGTTGCCCATCTTGGTAAAGGCTGTCCAAGAATTATCTGAAAAAAATGACGCGCTTGAGGCGCGTATAGCAATCTTAGAAGGAAACTAGATATGGCTGTAAATGACTTAGAAAGAGACTTCTTAACGTTGCTTCATGCTTGCGATCAAATTGAAAATATAATTGCGGGCTTGAAAAACGTAGGAGGTACTGCCGAAGAAAAAAAAGTAAATGTTGGAAATATAGTGATGTATTTAGAGACAGAGCTACTTGACGACAGATATACAGAAGCCGGCAAAGACATGACCCGTATTAGCGATGTTATTGCGGCGGGCCGTACTTACTGGAAGTCATAACACATGCTTGGCTTTACACCATTAGCGGCTGCGCCTCTCGCAGATGATGGTGTAGAGGTATCCACAGGTGGCGCAACATCTGTAACGGTAAATGACATCACGGCTGGCGCTCCAGCCGTTGATGGTATTAGCCTAAGCCTTGTCTACAACTTCAATGCAGACGACATAACAACAACTCCAGTTGTTGATGCTATCGGCACACCAATAACTTACAATCTTAGCGTTGACAGTATAGAGATAACGCCTGTCGTTGATGCAGTTAGCGTTGGGGTTATTCATGTATTTAATGCGAATGATGTAACGTCTACACCTGTTGTTGATAGTGCAACCGCATTATTTACAGATGTTCTGAGCGCAGTCAGTTTAGGCCCAGAGGTCACAAACTACACTGTGACTGTCGCCGACAATGGTGGCAATAAATTCTTCATTGATGGAACGTCAAACCCAGCACTATCTTTGGTGCGTGGGCAAAAGTATGTCTTTGATCTAAGTGATAGTAGCAACACTGGCCACCCGCTTGTCTTTACGCTATCAGATGGAACAACCAGTTATACTGATGGCGTAACATCAGTTGGAACTGCTGGTTCATCTGGCGCGACTGTCACGTTCTTGGTGCCAAGCGATGCCCCTGCAAGTTTGCGCTATGTTTGTAGCGTTCACGGCTCTGGCATGGGCAACACTATTAGCGTATCAACGCAAACCATTGGATTACAGCCAACCGTTGATGACGCAGCACCGCAATATACAGATGTTCTTTATGCGGATGATATTACATCTGGAGCGCCCTCGGTAGACGGCGCAACGCCTCAATATACAGATGTACTTTCTGCCGACGAAATCACGCTTGGCACACCCATCGTTGACACTGCACCTGTCTTTGAGAACGAGACTTGTGATGTTGACGACATTGCGTCTGGCGCTCCTGTCGTAGATGCCGCAAGCGTTCAATATACAGATGTTCTTGCGGCAGACGGCATCACTGCAAGCGCACCGCAAATTGACACACTGCCATTCTTCCAAGAATACGCGCTGACGATGGTAGAGATTACGGCGGGCGTACCGACACTGCCTGCTCGCTTTACTTGGGACTATCAGGAGCCGCCCACCGATAGTTGGACAGATCAGGCCGATGATGATAGTGTATGGACAACGCAGGCTGACAGTAGCGACACTTGGACAGAAGCTACGGAGCCAACAGATATATGGACTGATGTTACTGACCCAACCGACACATGGTCAGAAGCTGCATAGGAGACTTAGATGGCTGACACAACGACAACAACGTATGGCCTAACCAAGCCAGAGGTGGGAGCTTCTGCTGATAGTTGGGGTACAAAGCTCAACACAAACTTAGACACCATTGACGATCTCCTTGATGGCACAACGCCAATCGCGCCAAACCTTACTGAAGGTTCATGGCAAATTGGTGGCACTGCAATCACAATAACAGCGACTGAATTAAATGATCTGGCAAGTTTTTCTGGATTAACTGGCCCAGCGTCATCCACAGATTTGGGCGTTGCGGTATTTGACGGAACTTCAGGTAATACGTTAAAGGACGGATCGGGCAGCACTGTTTGGCCTGTTAAAATTCAAGGAATTAACGTAGGACGCGGATCAGGAAATCAGTCTGCAAACATTGCTATCGGCTTGGGTGCAAACGCGGGCAGCGGCAACCAAAACACGTTTATTGGTCTTAATAGTGGAATAAATCACACGACAGGCGAAGAAAACACTGCTGTTGGAAGTCAGGCGATGACACAAGTTACCACTGGTGGCACCAACACGGCTATTGGCTCTCGTGCAATGAACCTTGTTCAGACTGGTGATGGCAACGTTGCTATTGGTGCTTACGTTATGAACTCAGCGTCAGCACTTGGAAACTATAACTTTGCTGGCGTTTATGGCGCACTTGAGGGTGGCACAACTGGTGATAACAACGTAGCAATCGGTCAATACGCTGGCGGCAGAACGGCAAGCAAAACATATTCAAACAATACATGCTTGGGATATTATGCTGGTGGCTCACTGTCGCCATACTCATTGGGCGCAAGTGACAGCAATAGAATTATCATCGGCAACAATAGCGTCACAAATGCATATGTTAGAGTTTCTTGGACTGTGACATCAGACGCGCGTGACAAGGCAGATGTTACGCCAATCCCTTCAAGCCTAGACTTTGTTGAAGCATTAAACCCAGTTACGTTTAAATGGGACAACCGTTCGGACTATTACGTCATGGACGATGAAGGGAATATAACAGATAAGCCAACACCAGACGGAACGCACAAAGGGGACAAGGTATTTGCTGGCTTCCTAGCGCAAGAGGTGCAGCAAGTCATTGATGACCTTGGCTACGTTGACGATGTAATCGTGGACAATGAGCAAGAAGATTTGCTGAAGATTAAAGAAACCGCGTTAATCCCTGTACTGGTCAAAGCGGTGCAAGAATTAAGCGCGAAGGTTAAGGTGCTTGAAGCTGCGGCGGGGTAACATAAATGCCACTCATACCTCTAAAGATACCAGCGGGGTTCTACAGAACAGGCACTGACCTTGATGCCGCTGGACGCTGGCGCGATGGCTCACTTGTGCGCTGGCGTAATAATTCGCTCAGACCGATTGGCGGTTGGACTGAAAACACTCTGATCGGCACAGATGGCGACTTAGGGATGACCAACGCACCGCGCGGCATGCATACTTGGCAGGCCATTGATGGAACGCGCTATATCGCGGCTGGGTCAAATAATCAGCTTTATGCGGCACTTGCGTCAAACACAACGTATGACATCACCCCGTCTGGGCTGACAGCGGGGCAAGTTGATGCTGTGTTTGAGGATGGCTATGGTTACGGCGCATATGGGCGCGAGACATACGGCACTGCGCGTACCACGGGGACACTCATTGAGGCTACAACGTGGAGCTTGGACAACTGGGGCGAATACCTCGTTGCCTGTTCATCTGCTGACGGCAAGTTGTACGAGTGGCAGCTAAATGGCGCAGTCGCAGCCGCGCAAATCTCAAATGCGCCAATAGACAACCTTGG